AAGAGAAGAAGAGAAGAAAAGGAAATTGACGAAGATGTTGTCTGATAAAGAAATAGGAGAAAAGAAAAAAGAATTGCTGAGTAGCGATGGTGATCTGCTTAAAATGCTCAGAGAAGACGGGAAAGATCTTCATTTAGAAATAACTGAAAGCAATTTAAATAAATTAGGTGCAGACGCTAAGGATGCATTGGCTAGTATATTAGCCAAAGATGAAAGCAAGAGAGATTATGAGGATTCCATGGAACTGTTAAAATTGAGATCAAAATTGAATGATGAAATTGATGATGAGAAGAGAGAGTTAATTAGAGAAGAATACATTGAGAAAGAGAATAAAATGTTATCTGAAAAGAACACACTGACATACAGCCTGAATGAATCTGAGATACACAAGATAAGATCAAAAGAGAATAGAGCAAGGGTATCTTTGAGCTTCAGAGATCAACTGGCCTTAGCAACCAAAGGGTGGCAAGGAAAGAAATTCAAGGAAAAATTATCAGACAGACGTATGATGATGAAATCAGTGGTGCCTTTAGTTGACGAGGATGGTGAAGAAACTTTAGGACAAAAGATGGTCAAAGATTTTGTAGAAAATAAAGCTAATTGGTTGAGATTGAATAAAAGTGCTGGTTGGGACGTTTTGGACACGGCAGCTGGAGAGCTTTACAGGAGTTCTCTGAGGGTCCATGGAGATTTTAGCACTGTAGATTTTAGCGAAGAACTTGTTAGAACCAGAATTGGATGCTGTTTGAATTTATGGGCTCAAATTATGCACGAAGTCTGTATTTCATTTTCGACTTTCTTAAATAAACATGAAGTAGTCTTTAAGCAAGCAATTCCAGGAGTTAAGTTGCTAATGAGGTCAAATGGACCTATAAAGAATAGCAATGTGATATTCATTGTTGATAAACGAGTCCATGAAGATGCAGGATTGCCCTTCAAAAGACCCATGATAGAAACAGAGAATTATCTTGTTTACGGCATTCTTGCAATCAACAGACATCAATTTTCACACTTCGCAAACTGTGAAAGCATGATGAGTCTTCTAACCATGTGGAGAGAAGGTTTGAATAAGACTATTGATTTGAGAGTCATAAAGAAATACACCGAAGAAAAGGATTTCGAAAAGAAAAAAGACTGGGTGACTAAATTATTTGATGAAACCACTATAGAACATTTCTTATTTAGCTTAAGCGTGTTTCTAACTGCCGATCAAGCTACTTCTAACACAGCCTTGCAATTGAGACATTTTTACATGGAATGCATGAAAGGAAATGGGACTAGAATTAATCCTCTTAAAGTCAAAACTAAAGTTGGGCTGCATCCAAGAACAGAGGTTCATGCGTTTATCCTCAGAAACATGATGAAAGCAGCTGAAATGATGTCTTTAAATAAACCTGAACCATTAATCTCGACGACTGATGACAAATTGGAGATTAATACTGGTTCGACTCCTGAGAGCTCTGAAAACGTGATTAATAGAGATAGTTTCAAAAATCTGATTTCTGTGGTAAATCTGAAACCTGTTCCGAATTTCTCTTTTGTTCTCCTCATTTCTTACGTTGGCTCGCTACACAATAAAGATAAAGGAGAAGAAACTCCTGGATTTATGAAATTATTCAAAAAGATCATTGAACAAGAATTAAACTTCGAAGAAGCACGAGAGGAATACTGCGGTTGGAGCACAAATAAAGAAGGCGACTTCAGAAATCATGAATTTTCTCCAGAATGGATGAGGACGATAGGGACCTTTATGAAAACAAAAATTAAAGAGAAGCTTGGCAATATTACAAATGACGAATATGATGTGTGGATAATGAAAGAAATGAGGAAAAAGATTATTGATCTGAACTCTTCAACTTTGGCCACCATGAAAGTCTCAGCAGATTTTGATAAACTAATAGAATGGCAAATAAAAGCTAACACTGCTGTAGGACTAAAATATGACTGGGCTTCTGTGACATTGAGTCAAGAAGTAAGGAAAGACATGAATGAAATTTTCAATCAGAGAATAAAAGTGGTGGAGGCAATATCTAGATTAATGATGAAAAAAGATGATTTTGTGTTTCCTTTACTAAATATAGAAAGTTTGATAGAGCAACAGATAGAACAAGGTGGAGTCTTAGTCAACTTGTTTAAAAAACAACAATTAGGAGGAGTAAGAGAAATATTTGTTTTAGATATTGTAAGTAGGTTAAGCATTCTTTTCCTAGAAACCTGGGCAAGAATACATTGTGAACACTTAGAAAACGAAGTGTTAACTAAAGGTGATAAGAAATTCAACAAGACTAGAGAGCACTTTGCTGAAGTGCATGAATATTGTTCTAAGCAAAAAGATTTTGTCTACAGGACATCACACGACTCAGGTGATTCTGCAACTTGGTGTCAAAGATTTATTATGACATGCTTCGGATCTTTTTTATCAGCTGTGAGCAGCAAAGGGTTCCTAGCTTCATTCATGGAAATTCTAAACTGTGTGGCTAACAAGAAACTCGAAATGGCGAAACAAATGTTGAATCAATTCAAAAAGTACTCTAATGATAAATCTAAAGAAAGTTTAACAGAAGAAGAGATTAACATTTTAAAGAGAGAGTTCATCAAAGAAGATAATGCGCTGAGATTACTTTTTGTTAGTGATGGGATGTTTTTGAGAAATGAAACTAACATGATGCAAGGAATATTGCACTATTTATCTTCTCTTATTCATGCCTCTCATCAGATGTATGTTTTTGATCGTGAAAAGAAGCTTTTGGTAGATTTGGAGAGAAATTTCAGAGCAAAGACAGGCTACACATCTGTCAGATTTGAGTTGATTAACACAGGCAGAATCAGCTCAGATGATTTTTCAAACACTAGAACTATCATTGCAACAAAGATCAAAGGACTGAACAAGA